GTTGAATCAACCTTTGCTGGATTACGACAAGTTATTGCTGCGATACAAAAGCCGACCAGTGAAGCAGCTCAAGCGGCAAAAGAATTAGGTATAGACTTTAGTGCTACGGCTTTAAGTACAAAAGGTTTAGGAGGTGTGTTAGAGGAACTTGTTGCAAAGGGTGGAGCTAGTGAAGAAACGCTTGCAAAATTCTTTGGATCTGTTGAAGCAAGAACAGCAATATTACCTTTGTTGAATGACCAACTTGTAAGCTTCAATAAAAATTTAGAGAATCAGGCAAACGCTCAAGGCACTGCGGCTGAAGCTGCATTTACAGCATCAAATACTATACAAGGACAACTAACAAGACTTGGAACCGCATTTACAAATCTAACTACGGAAGGATCTGAGTTCGGAATAATAATAAGAGAAACTCTTAAAGTAGCTGCTGTTACTGTTGAAGCTTTAGGGGCTGCATTTAAAATAGTCCTAGCACCAGTAAGAGCCGTTGTTGCTGCTGTAGGTGAAATCGGATCAATTATAGGTAATGCACTTGGAATAGAATCAACTAATGTTTTATTTAATTTAGAACAAGGGTGGATAGGTATAAAAGAGGCTATTACAGACGCTTCAGACAGAGCTATTTTTATTGGTCAAGTAATCGGTGGTGTGATTGGTAATGCAGCTTTAGCAGTGAGTGAGTTTGTAAATGGTGTTAGACAAAAAATAGGAGGACTTGCACAAAGAATTGCTGACTTTTTTAGACAAGCTTTTGAAAAGATACTAAGTTTTATACCAGAGCCGATAAAAAAATTATTAGGTGGTCTTGAATTACCACCGATAGATTTAAAAATAAAAGGTATTAAAGATTTTGGTAAAGATTTTCTCAAAGGTGCTAAAGAAAAAGCTGACGAATTAAAAAATACTGTGATTGAGTTTAGTGGTGTAGAAAGAGAAATTACTGATGAAAATAATAAACAACTTGATGCTAAAAATAAAATTGTAGCCACAAACAATGAAATAAAAACAACTGTAGATAAAATTACAGACGCTGAAAAAAAAGCAAAAAAAGAGGCAGAAGAACTACAAGGTAAATTTATGAAAATAGGAGAAGATATTGAAAGAGGAATAGTTACAAACTTAACTGATGCTGTTATGGGTACTAAATCTCTTGCAGACGCAGCTTCAAGCATATTAAATAATCTTAAAAGACAACTTATTGAACTTGCCATACAAAAAGCAGTTTCTGGTATAGGAGGCAAGATTGGTGGATTTTTAGGTGGTTTGTTTGGTGGAAAAAAAGAAAGAGGCGGTAGAGTATCGGCTGGTGGTGCTTTCCTCGTAGGTGAGCGAGGTCCTGAGATTTTGCAAATGGGTTCAAAGGGTGGCAATATTATTCCAAACAGTGCTATTGGAAAGGGTGGCGGCACAACTACCAATTTAGTGACTGTAAATGTAGATGCCTCTGGCTCCTCGGTGTCGGGTAATACTGCTGACGCAAACCAACTTGGACAGGTAATTGGTCAAGCAGTTCAGGCTCAACTTATCAAAGAAAAACGTGCTGGAGGTTTATTAACTAGATAAATGGCAACCTTTCCTTCAATTAGTCCGACTTACGGAATGAGAAAAACAAGCTCACCTAGAATCAGGGCAACTTCTTTCGGTGATGGATATGAGTTTAGGGCTTTGTTTGGCTTGCCTTTAACTCAAGATCCAAAGGTATATGATCTTACTTTCAATGTCTCAGAAACAGAGGCTGATGTAATAGAAGGTTTTTTAAGAAGTAGAGTAAACGATCAGGCAAGTTTTACTTTTACCCCACCAGCGGAAGGAAGTTCTCAGACAGGCACTTATTCACAATCAAGCAGCGCAACAGTAACCATAACAATTACAAATCATGGTCTTGCTATTGGTGATGTCGTAACCATTGATTACACCTCTGGTTCTGCAATTGATGGAGACTTTGCAATAGTCACAACTCCTACAGTAGATACCTTTACTGTCACAGCAGCCGCATCTGGTACAAATAGCGGTAATGTTACTGTTACTTTGTCTGGTGCTGGTCAATATGTTTGTCAATCTTGGACTAAATCAATACCCTACAACAATAGAGCAACCTTGAACTGTACATTTAGAGAAGTTTTTGAACCCTAATGGCAATACCTACAGCAGAACTGCAATCATTATCAAATAAATCAATAATTGAACTTTATTCAATTACTTTAGTTTCTGCTCTGCATGGATCAACTGATGTAACAAGGTTTCATTCTGGTGTCGGTATGAAGAGCAATGCAAATATTATTTGGCAAGGAAACATATACACTAAGTTTCCAGTCATAGCAGAGGGTTTTGAGTATGTAGGCAGGGGAACTTTACCAAGACCAACCCTTACAGTGTCCAATGTTTTGGGAACTATAACAGCATTGATGGCAACAGCAAATGCAACAACTCCATTTAATGATTTACAGGGAGCCAAGTTAATAAGGCATAGAACAATGGCACAGTTTTTAGACGCTGCAAACTTCCCATCAAATCAAAATCCATTCGGCACACCATCTAGCACTACAGAACTACCTCAAGAAATTTATTTTATTGATAAAAAAATTGTAGAAAACAGAGACGTTGTACAGTTTGAATGTGTTTCTGCACTTGATCTTGAAAATATCCGTGCGCCAAAACGACAAGTAACTAGAAAAGATTTCCCTTCAGTTGGTACCTTTACATGAATTGGAAAGAAAAAGCTGCTGAATATGCTGTTAAGTGCCTTCCGAAAGAGTCTTGTGGTTTGTTGGCCATAATCAAGGGCAAAGAAACTTTTTGGCCTTGTGAGAACCTATCAGAAGCACCTGACGAATATTTTGTAATGTGTCCTGACGCATGGGCTGAATGTGAGGATCAAGGAGAGCTTGTTGGTGTTGTTCATTCGCATACATATGGTTCTGCCTTACCATCTGATGCTGATAAAGCATCTTGTGAGCATTTGGGATTACCTTTTTATATTTACAGTGTTGAACATAAAAATTGGATTACTTTTAAGCCTAGTGGATATAAGTCAGGACTTTTTGGGAGGACTTGGATCTGGGGAAAACATGATTGCTGGTCATTAATAACTGATTATTTTTTAGAAAAAAAACAAATAAATTTAAAATTTTGGCCTAGACCTAAAACTTTAAAAGAGTTTGCAAGTAATCCTTATTTTGAAAAAGTCTTAATTGGTTCTGGATTTATTGAAGTAAATAAAGATGATATACAGGAAAATGATGTTTTATTGATGGAAGGGGCAGACAAAAAACTTAATCATGTTGCTTTGTATGTTGGCAATCAAACTATTTTTCATCACAACATAAAACAGTTGAGTTGTAGAGAGATTTATGACTTAAGATATATACAAGTCACAAAAAAAGTTTTTAGATATGCAGCTTAGAAAGCTTATAGTTTATGGAAGATTAAGACAGTTTTTAGGTCAATCACATTTTGATGTCGCTGTTAATAATCCCAGACAAGCTTTTGCTTTTTTGATTGCAAACTTTCCAGAAGTAGAAAATCATATGACTAATCAGCTTTATAAGGTAAAGATGGGAGATTTAGAAATAACAGAGGATCTTCTTAATTTAGTAGGAGAGGGAGATATAAAAATAATTCCTATTGCTGTCGGGTCTGTTAAAGCAGCCGTAGGAGGATTATTAGCTGGTGTGGGTTCTGGAGCAGTTTTAGGGGGTGTCACTGCTGGATTTTTCTCAACAGCTATAGGTGGAATTGTAGCCAGTGGATTAACTGCTGTTGGTACATCAATGCTTATAGATGGAGTTACAAGTATTATTGCACCAACTCCACAAGTGCCTAATTTCAATGCCTCTGATTCTTTGTCAGACAACGATCCAAATGTACAGGCAAACTTTGGTTTTAATTCAATTACTAATACTACGAGGGCTGGGGTTCCAGTACCGATAATCTATGGTCAAGTTTTTACTGGATCTATTGTAATTAGTTCTGGTATTGATACGGTTCAAGTGGAGGGTACAGCAACATAATGGTTATTGGAGGTAGTTTTTTCAAATCTTTTATAGATTCTAATGCTGCAATATTTGGGCTTACTAATCCAGATCTACCAGCAGATTCACTGGCATCAAAGCAATTTCAAACTTTGATTGATCTCATATCTGAAGGAGTCATATCAGGATTCCCCTCTGCTACTGGGTCTCAAGGTTCTACAGAATATAATACCTCTGCACTTAAAGATGTATTTCTTAACGGAACTCAAGTATTACAACAAGCCGCAGGTACAAGTCCAGATGATACAAAGTTTAACTTTAAAAATATTACATTTGAACCTAGATTTGGAACATCAAACCAAACAGCCATAGCTGGTATTTCTGCTAGTGAATCAGAAACTGCTGTTGGTGTAACTGTTACGAAAGATTCTCCTGTTTCAAGATCAATAACAGATACAAATATTGATGCTGTTAGGGTCACAGTAGCATTTCCTCAACTGCAAAAATTTGAAGATGATGGAGACATAAATGGAGCAGAGGTAGCTCTTACAATTCAAACTATAGAAAATGATGGCACAACGCAAACAGTTATAACAGATACTGTAAAAGGTAGAGCGGCAAGCACTTATTTTAGAGATTATAAAATTAATCTTCCCTCTGGCACTAGCTTTCCTGTAACCATTAGGGTAAATAGAACAACTGATGACAGCACTGATTCATTTTTAAATGATAGTTTTCAATGGTCATCTTTTACAGAAATAATTAATGAGTCCAGAGCTTATGCTAATTCGGCTCATATAGGAATACGCTTTGATGCTGAGACCTTCCCTTCAGTTCCTTCCCGAATGTATAGGGTTAGGGGAACTCTTATAAAGATTCCTCATAACGGCACTGTAAGGGCTGATGGTTCAATATCTTATTCTGGTACATTTAATGGAACTTTTAAATCTGACAAAGAATATTCCAATGATCCAGCATGGGTTTTGTATGATTTGCTAACTACATCTAAAGGTTTTGGAGATCATATTGACACAACACAATTAGATGTTTTTAGTTTCTACTCAGCCTCTGTTTATTGTTCAGAACAAGTAGATGATATGACAGGAACTGGAAATACTGAGGCAAGGTTTTCAACAAACGTAGTTTTGAATACCCAGCGTGATGCATATTCGCTTATCAATGATCTTTCATCTGTTATGAGAGTGATGCCTTTTTATAGTGCTGGTGTTATAAATATATCTCAGGATCGACCCACAGATCCAAGCTATATCTACAACTTAAGCAATGTAACAGCAGAAGGTTTTTCATATTCAAATGCTAGTAAAACAACAAAAGCAACTGTTGTTAATGTTGGATACTTTGATAATGAAACTCAATCTATAGATTATGAAACTGTAGAAGATACAGCTTTACAGGCTAAATATGGTGTTGTTGTTCGTAATTTAAAAGGCTTTGCTACAACTTCCAGAGGACAAGCTGCAAGACTTGGAAAGTGGTTTTTATATACACAATCTAATGAGGCTGAAATAGTCTCTTTTAAAACATCTATTGAATCAGGAATAATAGTAAGAGTTGGAACTATTATCAATATTGCTGATCCTATGAGGGCAGGTGTAAGAAGGGGAGGCCGTATCAAAAGAGGAGTATCAACAACTGAAATAGTAATTGACGATTTTAGAAATACAGACAAAACCCATACTAATGGAGGGACACTATCTGTTATTTTGTCAGACGGAACTTTAGAAACTAGAACTATAAATTTTACAGTCAACGATACAATTCATTTAACCTCGGCATTTAGTTCAGTGCCACCAGCAAACTCTGTTTGGGTGATCGAAAATTCATCTATATCTCTTCAAACTTTTAGAGTTTTTTCAGTAAAAGAAGTCAATCAACTTGAATATGAAATACAAGCTGTTGCTCATAATCCATCAAAATATGCAAGCGTTGAAGATGGCTCTACATTGCAAACAAAAACTTTTTCAAATTTAAGTACTTTAAAACCATCACCAAGTAACTTGCAGGGATCAGAGCAGATCGTTGTTTTAAATAATCGTGCTGTATCTAAATTATTTATTCAATGGCAGCCTGTTTCTGGGGTTACAGAATACATGGTTCAATATAGATTTAAAAATGAGAACTTTATTTCTGAAAGAGTAAAAAGACCAGACTTTACAATATTTGAAACACAACTTGGAACTTATGAGGTTAGAGTTTTTAGTTATAACGCATTAGGCAAGCCAAGTACAACACCATCAACTACAACTTTTACAACTGTAGGTAAAACAGCTTTACCAGCAGATCCAAGCGGATTGACTTTAGAGCCTGTTTCAGATCAGTTTGTACGACTTAGATTCAATCCAGCAACAGATGTTGACGTTTTGCATGGAGGTACAGTGTCAGTGAGGCATACACCTTCTGTTGACCCAGCAGTTGCAACATTTCAAAACTCTACAGAAATAATCCCTAAACTTGCTGGAAATATCACAGAAACACTTGTCCCAGCTTTGAGTGGGACATATTCAATTAAATTCATTGATGACACTGGAAACAGGTCAAACACCGCAGCAAGAATAATTGTCACAGCACCAGACCCACAACCCAATCAAATAATACTTACAGAAAGAGAGGACACCGACTCACCACCATTTCAAGGTCAAAAAGTGAATACTTTTTATGATTCAACTTTTGATGGATTACTTTTAGATGGGACTTTGTTATGGGATTCAATCACTCAGAATATTGATGACTTATCAAATATTGACTTTGCTGGCCCAATTAACTCAAGCGGTACATATGAATTTAATGATGCTGTTGATTTAGGCGCGAAATTTAATTTAATGTTGAAAAGACACTTTGTAACTTCAGGTTTACTTGTTAATGATTTAATAGATTCAAGAACTGCTCTTATAGATACTTGGACTGAATTTGACGGAACACAGGCAGATGATGTGAACGCAAAGCTTTTAGTTGCAACAACTGATATAGACCCAGCAACTTCAGTTTCAGCTACCTACGAACAAAGCGGGACTACAATTACTATTACAAAAACAGATCATGGATATTCTGTTGGTGATTTTGTTGTGATTGATTTCACTGCTGGCAGTGCAACAGACGGCAACTATGAGATCCAAACAAAACCAAATGCAAACACATTTACAGTGACAGCAAGTGCTAGTGCAACAATATCAAGTGGAACTTCATGCACTTACGGAGCAAACTTTACTCAATTCAATACTTTTGCAAATGGAGAATACACTGCAAGGGGATTTAAATTTAAATGCGAGCTTGAATCAAATGACCCCGCACAAAATATTAATGTTACTGAACTTGGTTTTGAAGCAAGCGTAAAACGTAGAACAGAAACTGTAAATAGTTCTATTGCCTCTGGTACATCTGCAAAGACTGTAACTTTTGCATCACCATTTTTTACTGGTACTGGATCTCTTGGAGGATCAACAACAGCATTTCTACCAACAGTAGGAATTACTCTTGAAGGTGCTGTAACAGGCGATTATTTCAAAATCACATCTATCACAGGAACTCAGTTTGTTATAGAGGTAAGAGATTCCAGTAACAACTTTAAAAATCTTAATTTTAGATATACAGCCATTGGCTTTGGTAAAGGTACATAAATATGTTTATATTTAAGTTATCAGTTATTCTATACTTAAATAAAAAGATTTAGTAATGGCCACACATGATTACGATATTGCCAACCAATCTGGTGCGGCATTTAGAACAGATTTAAATAATGCCCTTGCTGCAATACAATCTAATAACTCTAATTCTTCAAGTCCAGCAACTACAGTTGCTTACCAATGGTGGGCTGATACTACATCAGGAACTTTAAAGATAAGAAACGCAGCTAATAACGCATGGGTAGAACTTTTACAACTTGATGGTACGTTAACTCTTGAAGATGGATCTGCAAGTACACCAGCACTAGCTTTTAGAGACGATTTAAACACAGGTATTTTTAGTTCTGCTGCTGATACTTTTAACGTGGCAACTGCTGGTACTGAAAGAATGGAGCTTGGAGCAACAACAATATTTAATGAAAGTGGTGCTGATGTAGATTTTAGAATTGAAGGCGATACAGAAGCTAATTTATTTTATGTAGATGCAGGTAATAATAAGATTGGTATAGGCACTGCCACACCTAGTAATTTATTACATTTAAAAAGTGGCGCACCTGCTATACAGTTTGAAGATACAGATGCAAATGGTTCAGCAGTCTCTATTATTGAAGATAATAATGGGTTTTTAAAGTTAAGATGTGATTCTGGAAATGCAGGTACAGGATCAGGTATTGGATTTGAGGTAGATGGAAGTGAACGTATGCGTTTAGATAATTCTGGAAGATTAGGCATAGGACAATCTTCTCCAGAAGGGTTACTTCATATCGAGGCTAGTTCTTCAGGAGCAAGTTATTCAGCAGATGGAGCAGACACTTTAATTTTAGAAAGAAATGGCGGTTGTGTAATAGATTTTAGAACACCAGCAGCCAATGACGCTGGACTTATTTTTTCAGATAATTCAGCAAGAGCGCAAGGATCTATTTTATACAATCACAACGGTAACTCTTTAGCTTTTGGAACAGATGGTGGAGAAAGAGTCAGGTTTGACAGTAATGGAAATATGGGTCTAGGAACCACCAGCCCATTAAATATAAATAACTCAAAAGGGATAACGATTAAAGGAGCAGCGAGTAGTTTTTCTGGTTTTCTTAATTTTAGAGATAGCTCAAACAATGAAGATGGA